CCAATAGGACAGATATAAATGTAATGACACAGCACATATCTAATCGTGCAGGTGACTTTGCAAAAAGAAGAACTAATCTTGGTAAAGAACAAAATGTATTGAATATGCAATCTATGTTAAATGGATTAGGTGTAGGTAATGCAGGATACCTTGATAACGATAAAACAAACAGAGATAATCTAAATACTGCCATAGGTAATGAACTGAAAATACCCTTAAATAACGAAACATTTTATTCTATGAATAATGATACATATAGTAAAATGCTTACTAAATTATCAATACCACCAGTATTGCCATCTACCTTAGATGATCTCTTTCAATGGTGTAAAGAAAAGAAGATTGCAGGGATATGATACAGAGTATAAGAAATATGAATTTATCAATGAGATAGCTAGAGTAAATGGCAATGATATAACTAAAGCTAATAGTTTGTATTACACAAAGACAGATAGTCCTGATACTTATAAATCAATAGTTATGAATACATTAAGTACTTTTGATAAAAAAGTTGGCAGTGTAAAAGAAGGTGTTAATGCTATTTTTGAATTAGCTGAGATTCCTTTACAACATAGAAGTCAGTTAGATAGTTATGTTGAAAAACTTTTATATTATAAATCAGTTGCAACACCTGATGATGAAGCTGTAGAGTTTAGTCAAAGTAATTTAGTTAATGTACTTAAAGAAACATATAAAGGTTTATATATAGAAGATCCTACAATCTATGATGTTTTTAATGGTAACAATACTGGCAGAACATATACAACACCACAGAAAAAATATATAGGGCAAACAGATAAACAGTATGATAAGTTCTTAAATTTTACACAAGAATTAATAAATGATGAATTTGGTGAAGGATTCAAACTAGCTGATAATGTTTTCTTATTAGGTGATGCTAACAACTCACAGTATGGAAATCAAAGATATACTTTTGTAAATAAACAGGGAGAAATACTGCCATCACAAATAGAAGGTACAGCAGTAGAATTTACAACTAATGAATTTGAAAAAGCATATAACATATCAAAGCATGAAATAAATACAGAAACTCTTAATGAAGCTGTAATAACTAGAGCCAAAAAAATTATAGGTGAAAAAGCATTTGATGGTAAAATGATTGATGATCTTAATATATTTAAGTTACCTAACTTATTAAGTCCAGAGTTTCAAGATCACTTTAGTGGTCCTATAGAACCAACAACAGCAGAAGGTAAGGCGGCTAAAGAAATAAGAGAACAGCAACTTCGAAATTTACCAAGACAATTTCAACCTGCATTTAAAAGTCAACAAGCATATAAAGATTTACACATACCAAGAGGTGACTTTCCTACAAGGTTAGATAAGTTCTTAGATAAATTAGATTCGGCAGAACAAGGTTTACCTAATAAAATATTTATACCAGAGAGGCAGTTTTTTGGTAGTGACTCAAAAAACTATGAAGAAACATTAAGAGTTGATGGGTATGAAAATCCTTTGTGGGAACGTATAA